CCTCCATGGCCAGCAGCGGTGAATGTATCGGCCTCAACAACAGCATTACCCAGGTCGTGCTCAAACCCTACAGCGCCGCTTCCGCCACGTACCGGGTCGATTACGACCTCCAGACGGGAGGTAAAACGCCATGATCCGCATCAGCGCCAAAATAGACGGCTTCCGCCGCGCCGGCATGGCGCACAGCAAAACAGCCACCGACCATGCGGACGGCACCTTTTCCAAGGAGCAGCTGAAGCTCCTCCAGGCTGAACCGAACCTGGTCGTCGAGATCCTCGGCGATGAGCCGAAGCAGACCGGCAACAAAGCGCCGACCGCTGCCGAGCAGATCGAGAGGATCAAGGCCGCCGCCACCCTGGATGAAGTTGTCGCCATCCTCGGTGACGACAAGCGCGCCACCGTACTGGCCGCCGCCGAAGCCCGCAACGTAGAGTTGGCAGGTTAACAGAATGCCCTACGCCACCCAGCAAGACATAATCGATCAGTACGACGAAAACGAACTGATTATTGCCAGTGATAAGGACAACCTCGGCGTGCCGGATCCCGTCATTGTCGAGCAGGCTCTTATCGCTGCCAGCAACGAAATCGACACCTACGTCGGCAGCCGTTACACGCTGCCGCTCGTACCGGTGCCGCCGGTGCTGAAACCGCTCTGTATCGATATCGCCCTTTACAAGATGTCCACCAGCACTGGCGTCACCGAAGAGAAGCGCACCCGCTATGAAGATGCCGTGAAACTGCTCACCAAGATTGCTAACGGCACAATCGTCTTTGGCAAGGAAGTCCCTCCTGTCAACCAGTCGGCCGCATGCTTCAGCGGTCCCGTGCGGCAGTTCAGCCGCGACACCCTCAAGGGGTTCTGACATGGCCGGCACCGCCCTCGAACTGCAATATGATCTTTCCGGCCTCGGCCGTCTGCAGGGGAGGATTACCCGGCTCACCCATCTCGATCGCCACCGTCTGCTGGAAACGGTCGGCGCCGTTGTCGAGAGCCAGACCAAGCGCCGCCTCGAAACCGAAAAGGAGAGCCCTTCCGGAGAGTCGTGGGCCGACTGGTCGCCCCGCTATGCCAAAACCCGCCATGGCGGTCACAGCCTCTTGATGAACGAGGGCGACCTGGACGACAGTATCCAGTTCCTCGTAACCGGTGGCACGGTCGAGATCGGTTCCAACCTGGTCTACGCCGCGCCCCAGCAGTTCGGCCTGGCGGAGCGCAACATTCCCGAGCGCCCCTACATAGGCCTGTCAACTGACAACGAAGAGGAGCTGATCGACACTGTCGATCGTTTCCTCGATAGGGTGGTAGGGTTATGAGCCTCCTCACCCAGCGCACCGCCATCGTTGCCGCCGTTAAAACGGCTCTGCCGGCCGTCATTGACTGCGAGTCCCACGGCGGCCGCTTCACTCCGGAAGATCTGAAAAGGATCGCCCAGCGCACCCCGGCCATCCGGGTCGGCTGCCTCGGCATCCGCAGTATGGAGTCCGACGGCGCCGGCAGCTTTGATGTCATTGTCGTCTGGGGGATCTTCGTCATCACTGCCGACAAACCCCAGCTCCCCAGGGACGCCGGTGCCCTGACCCTGGTCGCCGCCATCGTCCAGCTCGTCCCGGATAATATCTGGAACGACACCGCCAGCGGCTACCCGGAAAACTCTCGGGCCGACAACCTCTACTCCGGTCAGCTGGAAAGCGTCGGCGTTGCCCTCTGGGCTATCACCTGGCAACAGAAAATCACTCTCGGCGGCACGGATGCCGGCGCCCTCGACGACTTCATCACCTTCAACGCCACCTACGATCTAGCCCCGCCCGACGGCCAGACCGACGCTCAAGACAGCGTCACGCTCGAACAATAAAGGAGGAGCGCCATGCTCAAAAAAACATTCATCAAACCGGCCGAAGGTCTGGACGTCAAGGACCCGGAAAGCGGCGAACTGCTGCCGCCGGAAGGCGACTATAAAACCATTGACAGTTACTGGCAGCGCCGTCTCAACGATAACGACGTCGTCGAAGCCAAGCCCGAGAAGAAGAAGGAGGTAATCAGCTGATGCTGACCTTTAACCAGATCCCGATCAATATCCGCACCCCCGGCCAGTATGTCGAATTCGACAACACCCGTGCCAACCAGGGGCTTCCCGCAATCCAGCACAAGATCCTGGTGCTGGGCCAGCGTCTTGCCACCGGCACCGTCGCTGCCGGCATCCCGACCCAGATCGCCTCCAAGGAGCAGGCCGAGACCTACTTCGGCCGCGGCTCCATGCTCTCCGCCATGTTTAACGCCCTCAAGACCGCCAACAGCTACACCGAGACCTGGGCACTGGCCCTGGACGACAACGCCGCCGGCGTTCTCGCTACCGGCACCGTCACCATCACCGGCCCGGCCACCGCAGCCGGCACCGTCAATCTCTACATTGCCGGCACCCGCATCCAGGTTGCCGTCGCCAATGCCGATACCGCCACCGTCGTGGCTACCGCCATCGCCGCCGCGGTCAACGCCAATACCACCCTGCCGGTCACTGCCGGCAGCGCCGTCGGCGTCGTCACCCTCACCGCCCGGCACAAGGGCGAAAACGGCAACGCCATCGATGTCCGCGTCAACTACTACCAGGGGGAAAGACTCCCCACCGGCATCGCCGTCGCCATCGTCGCCGTCGGCTCGGTCATCGCCGGCACCGCCAATCCCGACGTGGCCACCGCCATCACCGCCATGGGCGGCGTCTGGTACCACACCATCATCGTCCCCTGGACCGATGCCAGTAACCTGACCAAAGTCGAAACCGAAATGACCCGCCGCTACGGCCCGCTGGTCATGCAGGACGGCCACTGTTTTGCCGCGGGCGCCGGCAGCCACGCCACCATCGCCACCCTCGGCAACAGCCGCAACCACCCCAACATCACCATCATGGGCGTGCAGAAGTCCCCCACGCCACCCTGGGTGCTGGCCGCCATCACCGGCGCCATCGACGCCTATGAGCCCGACCCGGCCCGGCCGCGCCAGACCCTGCTGCTCCCCGGCGTCCTGGCACCGGCGGATCCCGATCGCTACATGCAGACCGAGCGCCAGACCCATCTCACCTCCGGCATCTCCACCTACATCGTCGACAGCGGCGGCAACTGCCTCATCGAGCGGCTCATCACCACCTACAAGACCAACGCCTTCGGCGTCGCCGACACCAGCTACCTGGACATCGAAACCATGCGTACCATCGCCTACCTGCGCTACAGCGTCCGCGCCCGCATCGCCACCAAGTACCCGCGCTGCAAGCTTGCCAATGACGGCACCCAGTTCGCTCCCGGCCAGGCCGTCGTCACGCCCAACATCATCCGCGCCGAAATGATCGCCCTCTTCCAGGACTGGGAGCTGGCCGGCCTGGCGGAAAACCGCGAGCAATTCATCGCCGATCTCATCGTCGAGCGCGACGCGGATCCGAACCGGGTCAACGCCATCATCCCGCCGGACTGCGTCAACCAGTTCCGGATTTTTGCCGCCCAGGTGCAGTTCAGGATTTAAAACCGCTCACGGCTCAGGGCTCAGGGCTCAGGGTTAAAGGCTTAAAGCTTTTGCCCCGAGCCCCGAGCCCCGAACCCTTAACTTACGACTGAAAGGAGTAATAATCATGGCTCAGTTACTCGGCCGCGCCACCATCAAGTATGACGGCAAAGTCCTGCTCACCGACAAGGGGGCAAAACTCAACACCGGCGGCGTCGATCGCAAGGGGCAGGCCGGCGACGTCGTCCACGGCTATTCGGAAGAAGTCAAGATCCCCAGCCTCGATTGCGTCATCTCCGTCACCAAAGACACCAGCCTCCTCGATCTCAACAAGATCACCAACGCCACCGTCACCTTTGAGGCCGACACCGGCCAGACCTGGATACTCAAGGACGCCTGGCTGACCACCCCGACCGAAGTCACCGCCGGCGAAGGCGGCAAGGTGCCGCTCAAGTTTGAAGGCATGTCCTGCGAGGAGATGAAGTAATGGCGACCGTTGAATGTATTTTAAACAAGGGTTTAACCATCGGTGAAACCGTCCACACAAAAGCCGTCATCCGCGAAGTCACCGCCGGCGACCTCATCGACGCCACCGACGAAAGCGAAAAGCTGACCCTGACGCCCGACGGCTACCAGCTGATCGCCTCGCCGACGCTGGTCGGTCTCAACACTCTCCGGAGGCAGATCGTCACCATCGGCGACTATCCCGGCCCCCTGACCATAGGCGAGCTGCGGCTCCTCTCCGGCAAGGACATGAACCTGCTGCAGCAGAAAGCGGCCGAGCTGGACAATGCCACCCTGGAGGCAGTAGCAGCCCAGGGAAAGTAATCATGAAGCACCGGCAGACGTACCTGGCCGGTGTCTTCCGTCTCGCAACCTGGACCCACTGGTCCGAAAAAGAAATTCTCTCCATGCCGGTCAGCCGGCTGCTGCAGTACCTGAAACTGACGGAAGCAAAGGACACGTAGGGGCGGGTTCCAAACCCGCCCTGATGGCACGAAGATCAAAGTCGGGCGGGTCACGGACCGCGCCCCTACAAGGATAACGATGTCGCAGCTCAGAACCTCCATGATCATCGACCTGGCCGGCAACCTTTCCGGCCGCGCCAACCAGTTTCTCGGCAGCCTGCAGCGCCTGGGCTCTGGCGGCAGCCGCTCCCTGCAGCTCCTCCGGAGCTCGGCAGCAGCTGCCGGTCGCGGTATCGATGCCCTCGGCAACCGCTACACCGCCATGCTCACCGGCGCGGCCGGTCTCGGCGCTGCCAAGCAGGTAGCCGATCTGGAGGAGCGCTTTGCCCGCCTCGGCATCCAGGCCAATGCCGACGATGCCGCCATGCTCCGTCTGAAAAACCGCATCTTCGAGCTGGCCAAGTCGCCGGAGATCCGCGTCGATCCAGGGCAGATCACCGGCGCCATCGAAGAAATCATTGAAAAGACCGGCGATCTCAAGTTCGCCGAAAGCAACATCCGCAACATCGGCCTGGCTATCCAGGCGACCGGCGCCCAGGGGAAAGATATCGGCGGCATCATGGCCGAGTTCCAGAAGATGGGACTTGACGATAAACAATCTTTCGAAGCGCTTGATATCCTTATCGTTCAGGGGAAAGAAGGCGCCTTCACCCTGCAGAACCTGGCTGCCCTCGGCCCCCGTGTCGTCACCGCCTACACCTCCATGGGCCGCGGCGGCGTGCAGGCCATCCGCGAAATGGGCGCAGCGCTGCAGGTGATCCGCATGGGTACCGGCTCCTCCGAAATGGCCGCCACCGCCTTCGAGGCCGTGATCCGCACCCTCGGCAATGCCAAGAAAGTCAAGGAGCTGCAGGGCCGCGGCATCCAGGTATTCGATGTCGAGCAGCTCAAAAAAGGCAAGGAAGTACTCCGCCCCATCAATGAGCTGATGGCGGAAATCGTCACGAAAGCCAAGGGGAAAAAG